TTCCACCAAATGGAACGTAGCTATTGCTGATAGCCTGGGTGAGGGGGAAGTTAACGTTGTTAATTGTCGGGGCAATTCCTCCACCATAGTACCCGGAATCGGCGGCGTTGGTCTGATAACCGTTACCCAGAAGTTGGGTCAGCATCAGTTGGTCAACGGTACGGTCCCAAGCATAAGCCTGAGCTTGCACGGTCTCGGAAGTAGGAAGGACTACGGCGCCCAGGAACTGTTCGTCCCAAACGTCAAAGAGAGCTGCGTCATCAAAGACACTGCTATATGCCCAACGCACAGGAAGTGATGCATCCGTGGTAGGGGTGGTGGCGGCTCGGCTTGAAACCGATGCCATGTTGCGAGGGGCGTACTGGTTAAAACGAGTAGCGGCACCTTCGGCGGGTTTTACGCGGCACTTGTCGCGAAGACGAGATTCCATTTGCTGAACAAGATGCGTCCAGTTGTTTTCGTATTGAAGGGTGAAGTGGTCAGGGACCTGAGACATTACAGTTGCCATATTGGTGTAGGATTGGGGTTATGAGGTCACAATTTGTGACTTCAAGTTTGTTAGGATTCATTTACCGAGATGGCCGGTTGCCCCTTTCGGGATCGCCATTGATTCGGGTGAATCCACCTACACGGGCCTCAAAAAAGGTTGTCCTTCAGCGGATGTCTAATGTCACAATTAACATTAAAGACTAATGTGTCAACTAACATTTTAGCATATAACCAAAAAAAACCCCGCCCCTGGACGAATCCAGAGACGGGGCAGTAGCAACCACACTACTAATTCTTTTGGGAGAGGAGATTATTGACCAATTTTGCCACCTCGGTCTTGCCGGCTTTATAATCGGCGTACAACGAGTTTTTAGGGTTGTTCATGATATCCATGGCACTTGCCCTTCCCACAAACTGAGTTGCGGCAACGTCACCTGAGACAATCTTATCATCCGAAGAATCCATGGCGGCTCGGTGCAATGCTATCACCACATTGGGATCTTTTAGTCCTGGCGAATTAAGATCCAACCCAAGGGACTGAGCTTTGCGGATAGCAATAGCTTTATTGGTTTCAAATTTGTTTTCCCATGCGTCGGCTAGGGTTTTCATGCCGGCATCGTAATCCGCTTTAAGTTTCAACTGTTCTTGTTCGTATGCCGCCGCGGCGCGTTTAGCCTCATAGGCAAGGTGGGCTTCTGCTTGTTTTGCAGTCAGTCCAAGTTCATAGGCAAATGCATTATAATCCTTAGCTTTTGCCTCATCCCATGTCATGCCTTCTGGCAATTCGGAAGGCTTTACCGGGTATTTATCCACGCTATCAGGAACACCTATTTTGGCGCGGTAATCAGCGATTTCTTCCGCGGTGGCGTTTTCCCCAGGGATCATCACGGCATTGGCTTTTTTCCCTAATAGTTTTTGTTGGTTCACCAATGTTTTGAGTGCCCCTTTTAGGTCTTTGAATTGCCCAAGAATCTGAGCGCTGTCTTTTAAGTCATCAGGAAGCCTGTCTAACCACCCCTCTGTAAAATCCCCTGACTCTGTTGTCCAGGCACTAGACTTGCTAGAGGATGCCGTCGAAGTCGGAGATGTTGTCTCCGTATTGCCAGTTGTCGGATTCGGAGTCGTTGTCGCGCCCCCTGCGAGGAGGCTTCCCCCCTCTGGGCTTGAGGTTTGCGTGTTTGGGGCGCTTGCGCCCGTGTCGCCCTCCGTTGGGCTTGCCGTTGGGGTCGTGGTTGTTCCGTCTGTTATATCGCTCATCTGACTTCATTGGGTTGGTGTTTACTGGCGTGGTACTCTTGGACCCTCTTTAGAAGATCCGTATGCGCCGAAAGGAGATGGCAATTAAGCCTGTGCCATTCGATGTATGCCGGGGTTGTCCACTCAGGGGCCGGCGTTTCTTCAACGGGTGACTCAACCACCTTGGCACTTGCCACGACCACAGGCGTTTCATTTAAGGGCTTGCGTTGGCGTTTTTGTTTCGTGCGTGGCGTCATAAATGCGTTGTTTCATATGCAAAAGAACCGAACGCTGACCGTCGCGGATTGCGGCGCGTATCGGGTCGTAATTGCCATCAGGCATTTGAATGAATGCCGGCGAACTGGTTCCAAATGTTGATTCGATGTCTTCAATCACCCTCATGTTGAAATGCGAGTAACACGCCACTTGTGGCGCGAGAGGTTTTGGAGTCATCAGTAGGCGCTACCCACTTGCGGGGCGTTTTTTTGGATTTGTTGTCCAAGCATGGAATCGCTTTTGATGGAGCCGGCTTTTGCCGCAACATCCGCCATATGCTGTTGTTGTTGCATCTGAGCTTGTTGTGCCGCGGCTTTCTGGCGTTGCTGGCGGATAGTTTGAACTTCGTGGTCGGGGCGAATGTAATCGGGATCAACCCCGTCGTTGATGGCGCCACCCTTGAGAATCTTGTCCATGTCAAAATTATCAAGAACGCTAGGATCCCGGGTGATTTGGATGACTTGCAGGGCGCGTTGTAACGATCTGTCAGTGGCTTGAACTTCCATGCCTTTTACGGCGAGGGCCATTTTGGACGTAAACGTAATCTTGGGTTCCGCCAGTTCCTGTTCACCCTTTGCGTTTTGTTTAATCAATGATGCCGGTGGCGGCGGGAACTTTCCTTGACGAATGAGGATCCCGGTAACGCGCTTAATGAGCGGAGTCAGGACTTCTGTTGTCAGTCTGCTAAATGTTGGCGAGAACATACTGAGTTGTTCCGCTTGCATTGCGCGCACTTGCGTCGCCGTGATGGGGGATCCCGCCTTTTCATCGTCTTGCGTAAACTGCTGAAAAAGGGGAACTGAGAACGCGTCTTTCACTTGAGCTTCCTTATGTTCAACGCGTTGAATGCCGATGTCGTAGCGTCCCGCGGTAGCCCATTCCACGGGTTTAGCGTTGGGGTCAGTTGAGTTGTAATAAGTGACTCCGCCGGCGCGTAGGTCCACTTGATTTGCCATGCCGTCTGGCACTAGCACTCTTGGGAACGCTGACAACTCAGACAAAGCGTCTAGGTTTTTCTCCAGCAGATTAAGTTGCTTGAGGGTAGGCATGACCACCCAGGAGGGCGAATACCCGTAGGCACTCTTTTGCCAACTTAGGTAGCGAGATCCAAAGAAAGGCTTTTCGTCGTACCCTCCATTGCGAAGCGTATGCTTGGTTTCAACTTCAACGTACACCGAGGCAAACTGCTTATTGCGTCCATCTTTTTTGGTTTTGTCACGCTGACTATCTGGACGCGGGTAAATGGCATGGATGACTTCAACTTCAAAATCGTATCCTCGACCATCCGCTTGCTCGTATTTTTTGCGGGTGAATTCGGAGACATTTTCGGCGCCGAACTGCAAGACGAGTTGGCGAACCGTGAACTTGTCTCGGTAAAAAAGCGTATCGACTAGGCGTTCATGGTTTTCGGAAAGGCGGAACTTGCCGACATCAAACGTGCGAAAAATCAAAGGCGTGTCATCTGTATCACCTGGTTCAACGTGAAGAACTGCCGTGCCAAAGCATCCACGGTCCAAATAGAACTCATGCATGGTCGTGTAGAAATTGCTGTTGGCGAGGTACTGCTGAACAATCTCTGTTCCATGGGCAAACCACTCCCTTGCGTCATCGTCATCTTCCATTGGCTCCGTCGGCTCCAAAGCAAACCAACGGGAATCGGAAGGGGTGATGTAACTCATGCACCCGGAAGCCAAGGTCATATTGCTCTGGACCCCAATAGACGTAAACAGATTGGCCTCCCGATCCATGTCGGGAACAATCAAGGTTGTCAGGATGTACGACTTGCGGGGCATCACATAGGCGCCGATTGCCTCCCACTGACTCAGGTAATAACGGGCAACTTCGTCTAATCGGTTCCACCTTTCAACAATGCCCATGGCAAGTTCCTGATCTGCTGTCAGACTTACAGGGGCGCCGGCGTCATCTTTTTGCGATGGCGTAAGCGTATCCTGCTTGAGTTTTTTGGTCGCCATTACTTGTTACCCAGAAGGGATCCTGGTACGCCACCCTTGCCAAATAGCTTTGCGTTTTGGGCGGAGTCATTGCCCTGACCAAGAAGGGAAGATTGAAAACCAAAATTGTTGCCGGCCTGAGTAAGTGATTGTTGCTGTGCAAGCGCAACGTCAGCGGAATTTGTGGACTGAGGTGCTGGTATTGGCGCCGGTGGTGGCGGGGGCGCGGTTAACACTACAGGAGGTGCTACAGGCGGCGCTGAAATATTTGGAGTGGCTTCCCCTTTGCAAAGTATTAGGGAAGGCTTAACTGCACATTCCTTAGGGTAAAACGGCATGCCGCCGGCAAACGCCATTTCTGGCGTAATTAAACTAACTAACTTTTCTAGTGCTTCTTCAAGTGAAGCGATAATGCGGCGCATTTCCTTTGGATATTAGCCAAAGGATGTTTAGTCAAGATGTTATTTCTTTCAAAAGAAACAAAAGGAAGGATGTATGGTATATTTGCAAAAGCATCTGACAGATGACCAGAGTAAAGGTAGACATGCCAACAATCGGGGGAGGGGAATGATACCCATGGATTGCATATTAGCTTTTGTGTCGAATTCCCATCTACTGGGCGCCCCATGATAAAATACGACGGGGTTGAAAATACAAACCCATGCAAGAGGTGGGCTTCTAGATCTTCTCGGAATGTCCTGGCGCAGGGTTCCCTGTCGTAGACCGCCGCGGCGCGTTCAACGGGCGTCATCCCCTGATACCCATCAGCACGGGAGGCTTGATTGTATTGACCATTGGGTGCGCTTGCCGGCGCGGCATAGAAGTTCTATCGATGACCAACCCCGCTTTTATTGCTTGATGGGCTAGGCTGAACGCGTCAGAGGCATGAGATGCCCAATCATGAACTGGCGTGTCGCGTATCGTGACGCCATCCATCTCTGATTTGCTATGGTAAGAATCAAGTGCATCGATGCCATCTTTGCACCCAGTGGCATGGAAATAACAACGGTTGAAATTGTCTAGGCCGGCGTTGATGCCATCCCAAACAGACATTTGACGCGGGACCGGCACCACATTGAAAAGACCACCTACCCGCAATGCTTCCTCCCAGAGACCGCCATTGACCATGGCGCCGTCGTGCGGGATGAAGTGGGCGCCGTAGCGGATCCCTTTGTTGGTGAGTCGCGCGGCCCAATCGGCGGGGGTCTTGCAATCATCCGAGCCGGTGAGGCACTCCAGATACTGGATGCGGTCCCCTATGACTTGCCAGATCCAAACCTTTTGATTTAGCGGGGCACCAAGGTCGAAAGAAGTGTAGCATGGGGATTCCTTGAACCACAGGACATTGTCGGAGACTCGTTTTTGACTTCGCGCCTCTTCAAGGGATTTGGAATAGATTGCACCAGGGCGCCCAACCGCAAAGGAGCATTCAAACTCTTGTTCGTAAATACGAGCAGGGGTCCCTTTACGGATATCCTCCAATTCTTTGGGATCCAGAATGCCGCTGTCTGAGGCTTTTAGAATAAGCGTAAACCACTCAGGATCCTTGAGCGCCTCTTCCCACAATTTCCAAAACCCGTTACGCCCCTTTGGTGTTCCAATAAACGTGGCGGACCCCTGATAGTCACTGAGCGCCGGCCTGACTACCGCGTACCATGCGGCGGGATCCAGATCCCCAAACTCATCTAGGATAACAAAATCAAAGAACAATCCGCGCATGCGGTCGTAGTTATCGCCAGAATAAAGACGCACCGAGGCGTTGTTTGCAAAGGTAACGGTTAACTCCGCTTCGTTGATTTTTGTGTCCGGGTAGGGTTCCACAAACCTTTTGAGCATTGCCCACGCAACATCTTTGGCCTGATCTCTGGTAGGGCAAATGTAAGCGTACCTCCGGGGAGGGGATACCCTAGTATCGTTTTGGGCGCGCAAAATTAAGTCTTGGAGGCATGCTACCGTTTTGCCGGCTCGACGATGGCAAACAAGGCAAGCCCAACGATGTTTTCGCTCAAGGTACGCCCGGAACTGCTTGCGGGGTCTAATTACGACCTCTGGTGGTTTAGGCGTCTCCACCGATATAGGTAATGGGTTGCAATTTAAGTGTGCCTTCCACCTCGATCTTCTCGCCGTACCTTTTGGGGGACCATTTAGCCAGAAGTTTGAGGCGGGTCTCTACTCGCAGTCGGGAACGGGCAACCCATTCGCTATCCAATTGCGGGTTTCCTGTTTTTTCATTGATCAGGGTATCCAAGGCGCTGAAGTCAGCAATTCGCAGGGCCTCCTCAGCAATGGCATCGTATCCTCGTTCTCTCGCGCGCGCGACACGTCCCGATAGTTCTGAATCATTTTCCATCCATTCGTATACTTTTTGACGAACTGGCATGTCTTCAGCTTCGCAAATAGTGGTCAAGGTAACTCCTTTGGAAATGCCATCTAGAATGCGTTCGATTACATCATTTGTTCGTTTGGATGGACGCCCCATTTTTTTGGGGTTAACAACGGCAATCTGCTTAGTATTTGACGATGGTCTTGCCATTTCTTTTTAAGAAAACTGTGCCGCGAAATGTGTCTTTAGGGAGTTTGGTGATTTTAGACATGGCATCTGAGAACTTGCGATGGTCTACGCGCCAGGCGTCTCCTTTACCTTGAGATCGGTTTAAACCGGGTTTACAACTCATATGTTATTCAGAAATTATAATAACTCGTTTTTTGGCGTCAAGAACAATGTTAGATACAGGTGAAAATGAATCGTTCCCCTGAGATTCCTACCTCAAGGTAACTCAAATGTCGATAGCGTGTACATATCTATAGGCTAGTGTATAGAAAACAAGGATTCATCGACATGACATGGAACTAGGGATTCCATATCGGGTATAATCTGGCACATTAACAGGCATATTGTACCATATCGGGTATAATGCGGTGATTAATCAGGTGTCTGCGATCATGAACATTTTACAGATGTCTACGATCTGCTACACAAATGCAAAGTATGTAGCGTGATCACTACAATGCTTCTTTGTAGCGTGCACAAATTGCTGACTTATTCTTATTGAATTTGATAAACTCCCTAAACTCCCTAAACTCCCTATAAATGTGTCATTTTGAAAAGCTCCCTCTGGCGAAGTGCAATTTCCTAGCGTTACATTTCCTATGCACTTGTCGGAATATGCAGAGGTTTTGGGTTCCTCTGGCGCGGGGCGAGTTCAAGGTTGTCATTGAAGTATTTCTCGGCCACCAGCCATTGATCGTCAGGGTTCTTTGGGTTCCGTGCGATCATGTCCCCTACCTTTGGCGATCCGTTCTTTAGGTCGGCCTCAGAGATGCTAACGCATTTCGGCAATGCCTCACCTTGGATATAAGGGCGCATCTCGCTTAGTCCCTTACGTTTGTATTGTTTCCAGCTCATTTTTCTAATTGTTTGTGTCAGGGTTCATATTCTTATTGAATGCGGTGTTGATGTTTTTATTGGTTGTGTAGCTTTTCACTGGTTAGTTGATTAATTTGTTCACGATACCTGTCGGCGAGTCTGTGAGCTGTAAATGCGGTCAGCTTCGGAGTCTGAAATGGCGCCTTCTCTAGCTCAAAAAGGACTTTTTTAAGAAGCTCACTGAGCCTTGCGACCTCGTTGGTTTTCTCGGTGAGTTCGCGCTCTAGCTGGCGGGAGGTCTCTACTGGCACCACAAAGGCTTTTAAGCCCATTGCCTCGCAAGCCTCATCCGTTTTAGGCGTTTGTGTGGTGTCGGGGTTCATTTGATTTTTAAGGTATCGCGGTACTGCTGTTGGACAGATCGGGGCCACTCTCGGAAAGGGATATCATCCGGGTCACCAAACTGTTCTACCGCCCAACGCCTCGCGGCTAATTCGTCAACGGCATCTTCCTGAGCCTTAAAGGAACCCAGCGGTCGCTTTTGCGCCGTGGCAAGAACATCATGCCACCGATGGTCTGAAAGGTACGTCAGGGAACTTGGGGCATATTTCCATCCATCCGCTTTCCACTCGGAGGCGTTGTACTGATTTTTGATTATCTCCAGCAATTCGGAAAACGGAGGCCGGTGATGAGTTGTGGCTATCCATTGGCGTTGGCATTCGATCTTGGACCGTTTTTTGGGGTGGAGGTTCCAGAATTCCTCAAACTCGGCAAGGGT